TTATGGACTAGACAACTAGCTAAGGGACTCAATGCTGAGTACAAGTTACGCTATAACAAAACTGATAATCATAAGTCATGGGACGTTATAAAAAGCTTACCAGCATTACCTAAAGAGTTACCGCTTAAGTACTTAACTGAATTTCCACAAGCTATGCCTGACCAGTATAAACATACTGACCCTGTCGTTGCATATCGTACGTACTACAGACAGGACAAACGGGACTTTGCTACGTGGAAACTAGCAACACCTATATGGTGGAACGACAACACATACACATACTAACAAAGGAGAATAACTATGAGTGAACTAACAACAGAAATGCTAAAGGCTGACTCTGAGCCAGTTAACAAAACACCTAAGGCTTGGAACCCAGCTAGAGAAAGACATTATAATCAATTCTTAAGGACTCTTGACTGGCATGACTTTGGTAAGATTGATGCAGTAAGACGTCACATGTATGAGACTTGGATAACTAAGGGTGTACATCCTAATGACCTAAAGAAACCATATCATGTGGGTAGGTTTCCTATTTTATAGGACAAGGTTTCCTATTTTATAGGACAAAGAATGAAAAGGACTATGGGTCTGAGTTTTAGGTTTCCTACTTGTAGGACTAAAGTACCCATATAAGATACCAATACACAATTAACCTAAGGAGTATACATGGTAGAGATATTTAAGAATATAAAAGAGTACGCTGATGAGTTAGAACATGAAGCGGAGATGATTAAGCTAGGGAAACAGCGAGTCAATAAGCGCAGGTTATCTCATGTCCAGCGTGAAGAGGAGTCAGTTACATCTTATGGAAAAGTTATGGTTGCAAACACCATACGACCGCTGGCTGAGAAGATACAAGAGTATTTGGAGTCTAATACTTTAGCTAAAGGTCAGCCTGAAAAAGCTTTTACTAAACTAAGAGAGATAGAGCCTGAGGTGTCAGCCATGATATGTGCTAAGCATGTCATCAATACAATCACACAGCATAAGCCATTGACGGCTACAAGTATTTCATTGGGTGGTAAGATTGAGACTGAGACATCTCTTAGAAACTTTAAGAACCTAAACCCTGAGCTGTTTGACACAGTCAAGAATGACTTAGACAAGCGTTCATGGAACTACGCCTACAAGAGACGTAAGCTAAAGGAATCAGCTAAGCGTGATGATGTAGGCATGTGGATTGAGTGGTCTACAGAAGAGAAGCTTCATACAGGCATGAAACTTATTGAGTTTATGCAGTCAGCTACAGGTATGATTGAGTTTGGACTTGAGGTTATCAATCGTAAGCGTACTAAAATAATCAAGCAGACAGCTAAGACTAGGGAATGGATAGAAAATAGAAATAACTTTAATGAGCTATTGAATCCTGAATACTTACCTACTGTTATGCCACCTAAAAACTGGGACACAGTGAGTGGTGGTGGCTATTGGACAAAGGAATTACCTGAGTTAGATTTAGTTAAACAAAAGAATAAGTTATTCAAGCGTGAGCTAGAGAACTTTGATATGCCTGAAGTGTACAACGCAGTTAACCGTATGCAAGCTACAGGCTTCAGGATTAACAAGTTTGTACTAGATGTGATGAAGCACGCTTGGGACAACGGTATTGCTATGGGTGGTATGCCACCAATTAAAAACATGGAGATACCTAACAAGCCACATGACATTGATACCAATGAGGTAGCACGTAAGGAGTGGAAGAAACAGGCTGTCATTGCTCACACTGAGAACTCTAGGATGTTTAGTAAGAGATTACTGTACGCTAAGATACTGTGGGAAGCTGATAAGTTTAAAGATTATGACAACATATACTTTCCCTTACAGTTAGACTTCAGAGGTAGAGCCTATTGTGTCCCAGCATTTCTAAACTATCAGGGAATCAATGGTGCTAAGGCACTGTTAGATTTCTCACATGGTAAAGAGATAACTGAAGACAACAGCGGTGGCTTTTGGTTAGCCGTACACGGTGCAAACGTGTGGGGTAATGATAAGATTACTCTCGAACAGAGAGCAGACTGGTCTATGGACAAGGACAACATGCAAATGTTTCGTCGTATTGTTGAAGACCCTATCGTCAATCGAGAATGGGAAGAAGCTGACTCACCATTTCAATTCCTCGCTTGGTGTAAAGAGTGGGTTGAGTTTCAAGATACAGGCTACGGCTATGTATCACATTTGCCTGTCTCGATAGACGGTAGCTGTAATGGGTTACAGTTATACTCGCTAATGTTACGTGATGAGACAGCTGGTAAGCTGGTCAATGTTGTCCCTAGTGATACACCACAGGACATCTACCAGCTTGTCGCTGACTCAGTAATAGAGAAACTGAAACAAGATAAGCTTGAGGGTAAGCCTTATGCACACGCATGGTTAGAGTATGGAATCAAACGTAGTACCACTAAGCGTAGCATTATGACTATATGCTATGGGTCTACGAGATACTCATGCACTGACTTTGTAGTAGAAGACTTGACCAAGCGTAAAGATAAGGGAGAAGACCACCCGTTCAAGACTGATGTATTCAAGCCAGCTATTTATTTAGCTGGAGTAATATGGGACAGCATTGGAGACAATCTGACATCAGCTCGTATGGGTATGGACTACCTACAAAAGATAGCTAAGGTTGTATCCAAAGAGCAATTACCTATACATTGGATAACACCTGTTGGCTTTCCTGTCTATCAATCTTACCCTGAAATGAAGAGCAAGAGAGTCAAGACCATGTTACTCGGAGAGGTTATTAAACCTAGAGTAAACTATGAGACTGACAAGACAGACAAACTACGTATGAGTAATGGTGTTGCGCCTAACTTTGTACACTCACTCGACTCGGCAGCTATGATGAGGACAGTTAACATTGCATATGAAAATGGTATAAGAAACTTTTGTAATGTGCATGATAGCTTCGGAACGACAGCAGCTGACGTTGAGATGTTGAGTAGTGCATTGAAGGAAGCATTTATTCAAACGTTTACAGAAACGGATGTACTTAAAGAGTTTAAGGAAGATGTCAAAGGACAACTACCAGTGGAAAGACATGAAGAGTTACCTGAAGAATTGGAGAAGGGTGACTTAGATATCGAGCAACTGCGAGAGTGTGACTTCTTCTTCGCATAAAGTACCCGTATAAGATAATAAACCATAATCAAGGAGATAAAATGGCAAGACAACAAAATGAAAAAGTAGTAACACCTGTTGGCGTTAGTCAATATGCGTGGTTAACACAGCCTGATACTCGTTTTGATGAGAATGGACATTATAAAACTAATCTCATCTTAAAAACTGAGGATGCTGGAGAGTTAATGCAACGCATTGATAAAGCTTTAGAAACTTCTAAAGAAATAGCTCAAGAAAAAGCTAGCGGTAAGAAGATTAAACAAGCAGACGCCCCTTACTTTGAAGAAGTAGATGAAGCTGGTAATCCAACTGGTAACACTATCTTTAAATTCAAATGTAAAGCACAGATAGTATCTAAGGACGGCACAATCATACCTAACAAGGTTGCATTGTTTGACGCTAAGGGTACGCCAATGCCTAAAGATGTGAACGTATGGTCAGGCAGTGAGATGAAAGTCTCAGCTGAATTGATACCGTACTACACAGCTATGGTTGGTGCTGGTGTTTCTATGAGATTGAGAGCAGTACAAATAGTCAAACTAGTAGAAGGCGGTGGCGGTAATGCTAAAGGCTTTGGGTTTGATGAAACAGATGGCTACGAACATCAGGAGACACAAGTTAAAGATGACATGGAGAGCACGACTGAAACGGAAACCTCTGACTTCTAAAAAAGTCGGACTTGTTTACGGCTTCAGGTCAGGACTTGAAGAACGTATTGCTGGGGAATTAAGAAGTGAGAGTGTAGGTTACGAGTTTGAACAAACTAAATTAAAATATACTAAACCTGAGAAACTACACACTTACACTCCTGACTTCTATCTTCCTGAGCAAGATATATTCATAGAGACAAAGGGATTGTTTACGACAGCAGATAGACAAAAAATGAAACTAATCAAGGAACAGTATCCTAAACTGGATATTAGATTCTTATTCAGCAATGCTAAAGCCAAGATAAATAAACGGAGTAAGACCACGTATGGCATGTGGTGTGAAAAGTATGGCTTCAAGTATGCTACTAAACATATTCCAAAGGAATGGCTATGCGAAATCAAAGGAAAGAAACCAAGTACATCGTAGTCTGTTGTTCTCACACTACACCTAATACAGACTGGGGTAGTAGAGAGATGGACACAGAGGGACGCAAGGAAGGGTTACTCGAAGGTGGCTTTCATAAAGTAATAAAGAGAGACGGCACAGTAGAAGATGGTAGAGATATTGATTCAGCTGGTGGCTTCTTACATTACAATATGAATAAAGCTAAACACAAACCAACTAATAAAAATTCTATTGGTATTGTATTGATAGGTGGTGGTAAAGAGGATGGAACATCTGATTGTAATTATACTCTCGAACAATTTAAAGCATTGAAGTGGACAGTAGATGATTTGAAGATAGAGTATCCTGATGTCATAGAAATCATGGGACACAGGGACATCTTTCATACAAGTGAACCTAACTTTAATGTACAAGAATTATTAAAATAAAATGGAGTAAAAATTTATGGATGCAAATGAAAAAAGAAAATCAAAATACACACAAGTAGTAGTAACACATGAAGTAAAGAGTATGCTAGAAGCTATCACCAAAGAAACATTTAGAAGTGGGTCAGGTGAGGTAGCATTCTTAGTAACACAGGCATATAAAAAACTCCAAGATAGAAAACCGTACGATTAAGTACCCCTATAAGAATGGAACAAAATGAAAGCACATTTCTACACCATGCACCATGTTCGTCGTGTGGGTCTAAGGATAACTTAGCCGTATACACTGATGGACACAGTTATTGTTTTGGTTGTGGATATCATACAAATGGAGAGTCAATGACAACACCTACCACCCCTAAAGACCCTACTGACTTTGTCAGTGGTACTGTCACCGCTCTTGCCAAACGTAAACTAGATGTTGATACGTTACAGAAGTTTGATTATCAAATAGGTACAGCTCATAAGAGACCAGTGCAGATAGCTAACTACTATAACAAAGAACATGAACTAGTAGCTCAGAAGTTACGCTACCCTGATAAAAGTTTTCAGTGGATAGGTGAAGCTAAAGACGCTCAGTTATTCGGTCAACACCTATGGCGTGATAAGGGAAGAATGGTTATCGTTACTGAAGGTGAGATTGACGCTCTCTCTGTCTCAAAAGTAAATCAAAATAAATATCCTGTAGTATCAGTAAAGACTGGAGCTAAGGGGGCTAAGCGTGACTTACTTAAAGAGTTAGAATGGCTTGAGGGTTTCGACTCTGTCGTTCTAATGTTTGATAATGATACAGCTGGTAAAGAGGCTGCCACTGAATGTGCAAAAATCTTCTCACCAAACAAGGCAAAGATATGTTCATTGCCTTTGAAGGATGCAAACGAAATGCTGTGTGCTGGTAAAGCACAACAACTTATTGATTGTGTTTGGTCAGCCAAAGCTTACCAACCTGATGGTATTGTGGCTGGTGCTGACCTTTGGGATGACATACAGAAGGAAGATAATTATGTCACAGTACAATATCCATTTGAATGTCTTAACACTAAGACACATGGACTACGTAAAGGTGAGCTAGTTACTATCACTGCTGGTAGTGGTGTTGGTAAGTCTAGTTTCTGTAGACATGTAGCCTTACATTTACTGAAAAATAATTACAGCGTTGGTTACATAGCACTAGAGGAATCTATTAAGCGTAGTGCATTAGGTATAATGGGAATAGAAATGGGTAAGCCATTACACTTAGACCGCAAAGGTGTCGACGATAAGAAACTTAAAGAAGTATTCGACAACACTGTGGGTAGTGGTAAGTTTTATTTGTATAACCACTTTGGCTCAACAGCTAGTGACAATTTAATATCTAAGATAAGATACTTAGCTAAAGGTTGTGGCGTTGACTTCGTAATACTTGACCACTTACACATGGCACTGTCATCTGTTGGTGATGAGACTACAAGTGATGAACGTAAACTTATAGATTATACAGTATCAAAGCTTAGAACTCTAGTAGAAGAGACAGGCATTGGACTAATACTGGTATCTCACCTTAAGAGACCTGAAGGAAACAAAGGTTATGAGGATGGGGTTGCAGTATCTATGAACAGTCTACGTGGTAGTGCATCCATTGGTCAGTTATCTGATATGATTATAAGTATGTCTAGAGACTTACAGTCAGACAAGAACTTAACTCAGGTTAATGTACTGAAGAATAGATTTAGTGGAGAGACAGGGAAAGCTTGTACACTCTACTATGATTTAGAAACAGGATGTTTACAGGAGACAGATGGAGATTTACAAGATGACTTCTAACATAGAATGTAGGACAGTACAATGGACAGAGATAATAATGGAAGCTTTAGCTGAGACTGAAGAGACAAACAATGTTGTTCAAATACCAGTAGGAACTGTTAGGTCAGAACAATTATTAAACCTTGCCCTTGACCAGCTAGTAGAAGAAGGTGACTCAAGAGCATTACAAATCGAGGTGGTGAAACATCCAGTACACTAATGAGAAAGAAAAAATACTTACCGAAAATAGACCTTATCAAGTATGACTTCGTTATGGTTTATTGGGTTGATATAGAAGCTGATAGTAACTGGCGTGGGGTTAACGACCTCATCGCTGATGAACTGCCTATATGTATTTCTAGTGGGTGGTTAATTAAAAAAGATAACAAGGTGACTAGACTTGCTAGTGACTTCAACTTAGATAGTGATGGAAAGGTAAATGAAATTGGAAACACTACCATCATTCCAACTTGTGTAATACAAAAAATAATTAAATTAAAATAAAATTATGACTAAAAATGATAAAGGGCATTGGGCTGAACTGTATGGTAAGGCGTGGTTAGTTGAGCAAGGTTACTGGGTATTCACTAACGTTGCACCACAAGGTGTAATTG